TGCCTCCGCGCTCTCCCCAGGCGTCAATCTCCCAATCAAAAATATGCTTACCGGATGAGGGCCATGACCCGTTTAGTGTCCACCCATTTTTCCGTGCTTGCTTCTGGACCAAAGAACTTTCTAACTCCGGCGTAGATTTGAAAAACCGCCTGACCACATAACCAACCGGATCATGCTTTCCAAACCCCTTCTTGCCAGGGGTTATAAACCCAATAACCTCAGACAAGAAATCAACACGATCTTGCAACATGACTGACTCGCCGGTATCTTTTGTCATGTGCGCCAATGAATATGGCATATGAGTACGTTGAGGCGGCAAAGGCTTTTTCTTCGCCTTTGCGCTCTTCATCTTCACTCTCAAACGACGTCTGGTGATAGGGTCCATCCCATATTCATCAACATCATTTTCATCTTCATAACGCCAACGAACTGTCAAAATTACACCTTTTCACCAAGAGACCGCAATGCGACCTTCGCCGATGTTATAATCCTGCCAAGATCCGTTGCTAAATTGACCCTCTGCGGAGCATACTTCCTTTCATCAGATGAAAGTTTTCCAAACGCAAACTCCGCGTCCTTGAGACTATCTCCAATCGAGTCAAGAGATCTCCTCACTCGGTGAAGTTTCATCTCGGCCTCTTCCAAGTATCCACGTTGTCTCAATTTGCTTTCCATGCCATCTTCTCCTTTGTTCTATCGGCCATACATCTTGTCAGTTGTAATTTTGCCCTTGACGCCATACTTCTTCATGGCAGCCTGTAATTCTTGCTTGCTGTCAAACATCTCAGCATCTGGTTACTCGTCAACCCACTTTTTCCCACCGGCCCAAAACTGAGGGCCATCACCACCTTCTTTGTAGACAAGCCATCGAGCACTTTTGCCCTCTGCAACTACGTCTAGAACTTCACCCAGATACCTATTTGTCTCTGCCAATTTCATTTAAAAACCCTCCTGTCAGTCCATCGCGCAGTAATAGTGATAGTCTATTTTTTCTTTGTTCAGCGCATTTCTAATGTCGCTAAAATTCATCGAATTGACTCTCTTATCGTTCTTCCTTATCCATTTATAAAACTGACTGGCACTTTGCTTCCCTCTCTGCATGATGGTTGGTTCATTCATCGGATCTCCCTTGTCTTTCACGGAAAATCTTTGACCATCTGCATAGCCAACAATATACGAAGTGTTTATGACGATTTCTGGCGAACCAACAGGCCGAACACGCACACCTTTTTGCTTGTGTTCTTCAATGTTCGGCCTACTCGACCCCATCCTTCTAGCCGCAGCCACAAGCCCCTTTGCCATCACAAGCGCAGACCTATAACTCTTCATGGTTCCCAACTGAGATGCAAATTTCTCCACAATCCCCTTGACGGATGGATCTTCAATCCAATCCAAATCATAAAGAGTGAAATCATCCACCATCTTGCCGCGCTTACCAGCATTCGTGAGATCCGTTACACTGATCGAACCAGAATACCGATGAACCCGCAAAACAGGAGTCTCTATTGTCTGCCCAACGGCAAGCCCCTCTTCGAGCACCATGGAATCAAGAACTTCACCCAAATACCTGTTTGTCTCTGTCAAGCTCATGCCATAACCTCCATTGACGTCTTCCTTCTTGAGTGCCCTGTGCAGCCTGTTGAAAAAATCAACCTTCTTCTTGGCCTTCTGCATCTCTTTTTTCTTCTGCTTCCCATCTTTCGGTTTCGGTATCCCAAGAGGCCCAGAACCGTCATCAGGGAAAAACACATTGTGATTCGCTACACGCCGCCATATCCCGGTCTTGCCCTTGAATTCATATTTGCCAGCCATTGCTTACTCCCTAATGACAACTAACCCTTTTGTTGATTTCCAACTGCATTCCCATACGAACGCCCAATTTTGAGCAGCAGCTTAATTGGCAACGGAATGTATAACGCCTTGATCTTGAGATTCGGATTTGCCAACATCACCTGACCAAACCGATGGTGACCATCCAAAATATATCCCTCTTTAGATACTATGATCGTCGTTCCCAATACGGGAGAACCCGCCTTCGGAGGCCCCCACTTAGCAATGTTCCCAGCCAACTTCTCAAGCCATATCTGAGACTGCGTTGGAAGCAATTTCTTGGCCGGTACTGACGTCCATCGGGCCATGACAATATCATCCTTCTTGTCGCCATCTTTGACTCCAAGCTTTACCCACTCATCGCCCGTCTGCTTATCAAGATTCTTCGGAGCAACCAATTTTCCACGAGCATAAGGAGCAAAAATGTCCAACGTTCCGGATTTCAATCTGTCATCAAATTCCTTCATATCCTTCGGCTCAATCACCGGCATATCAATACGAGGGACATCTAAAGCTTCCCTGGTTTTCTTTTGAAGAGCCTTGTATCTCGCATCAAAATCAGGAAGTTCCTTGTCCAGACTTTTCCCAGCCTTACTGAACACCCCTTCTGCATACTTCCTGGCTTTGTCCAACGGCACCGTAGCAACGTTCTTAGAGAAGCCACCTTCTGCCTCATAGAGACCATCAATGGATTCACCACGCGCACGAGCCAGCAATTTCTCATAATCCGCGACCTTGGCCTTGTGCCCCTTCTCAGCCGCCTTAGATCGACTCGCCGCAGACCCGGCTTTAGTCGGCTTCTGAGTACCAACTTTCAAATATCCACTCTTCTGCAACTGAGCAGTGCAAATAGCAAACGCCTTTGAGACGTCACCATCATGCTTTTTGGCCACAGCACGAACACACCTCTTCAACTGCACAGGGGTATGTTTCTTCTTCCTCTCCTCAAACAAATCCGACAAATTAATCAGTCGATTGCTGTGCAAATCACGCAAATCAGGACGCAACCCAGGCAAAAATCTCTTGCCATAATTTTTTATCAAAGATGGGTAAGGATGCATCCACAATTGCCACTCCCAAATCGTGCTCATAGTGTCCTCCATCAACCAACCACGGGCATGACCGGCCCCTCATAGCTCATTATTCGTTCTTCGAGACGCATAATATCTTCTCTGGATTCAGAAATCAGAGACTCCCCATCTAACGTCCGATCTCCACCCGCAGCCGGAAGGCCACCTGTGTACTTTCCACGTATGCGACCAAGCATGTATTTGGCCTTGGCCAACGCATACTCCCGGATTAAATGCAAATCTCTCTGCTTGTAGTGCTGAAGTTTTATGTCACGAGGATCGACACGGTAAAGATAAATTGCCGTCCCCGCCTGCTTCGGTTCTGGCATCACACGCAACATGCAAATTTCCGGAGTTTGTGTCTTGTCAGAAACAAACTCCCAATCCATGTCAGCAGATAACACACGGGCCAAAGATTCCTGAGTCTGCAAGGACTGGACGATAGTCGTCTGCGGATAGCCAATCCCCGACAAAAAATCATCCCCATAAGGAATGCCCTGTATGTCTAAAAAACCAGGGTATATTACTGAATAATCAAGATGAAATGTATAAGATGGAAACCAAACTTTGACAATGTTATCTATTCTGGGAGTAACCGACAAAAGATCGTATTCTATCTGTGAACTCCCCAGTGATAATGACCCCTCTCGATACAATCCAACATATGCGTTAAACCAATCTTTCGCATTCTCCAAAGCCTGATCTAATTGCCTGTCATCCAGCTCAACACGAACCCCGCACTCGCCCTGCCCAAGTTCTCTCCTGGCCCACTGCTTAAAACTTTGAAGATCCATTGTTTATCCTTGTATGTAGCCACGCCTTCGTAGACGTCGTGACTCATTAGGTTGCTCATCACTGCCCTGAGAATCGCCGCCGCCACCACCGGTATCTCCGCCCATTCCACCACCCATTCCCTGATCAATGGGAGGACCAACCTTCTTTGCCTTTTTGGCATCCTGGTCTTTTTTGGATATAACCTTGTTCTTCAATGCGCACTTCACACACAAAGCATCATCAACACAAGGCTCCTTGGACCCATCAATAATCTTCCCGCACGCAGAACATTTGCACTGGCCAGTTGGATTCTCTCTCTTCTTCCCTGGACTTATCTCTTTTCCTGGACTGTCATCTTTGTCTGACTTTTCATCATCACTCGAACTATCATTCTTATCGGAAACCTTGGACTTCTCTTCTGACTCAAGACGCTCCAGTGCCTTGCGTACACCAGGACGTCTAAGCTTGTTCTTCATATCCCGAATAGAGGAAACAAGAGCAGAAAGATCACGATCTTCACAGGCTTCACTAATCATGCCCGAAATTCGAGAAAACGTATTCCAACGCTCCTCTTCAACGTTAGACTTTTCAGCCGGTTTTTTTTCGTAAACTAAACTGTCTCTTAATTTTCTGAGAACAAAAAGATTCTGTCCAAGATCCCCCAGTTTGGCTTTCATAAACTACTCCTACTCTTGATCTTTCAATATGTCAGAGGCTCTATCCCTCAGACGTCTGAAATAATTACTCGGCACCCCGAGCCTTCTCAAATCAACATTGCTCGCAACTGAGACATCATGAACCTTATCAAACATGTTCATGAAAGCTTCTGCATTCTTATCTGTAATTCCGGGAAATACATCAATGATCTGCTCAACGGTGTAAATCTCTTTCAAAGTCTTTGAGGCTAAATCAGACTCCGAAATCAACTTCACCTCCTCAACCTTCTCGACCTTTTCTGGAATAATCTCTTCTTCGACTTCCGCCTCTAATTTAGCTAAAACCGCCTCATTCGGACGCTCCGGCCTGTTCTCAAGCCGCATTTCCCCGGTATCTCTCGTAATATCAAATTGTGTCGATTTAATAACACCAAGATGCCTTGGAGGCTTCGCAGCTTCCTCCTTCACCTGTTTCTTGACGTCTGAGATCTGCTTCGAATCCAAAGACTCCAATTCAGTCTTCACCAACTTGGGAGGCTTCCCAGGAAAAGTGCTTGGATCTGCAAATATCCGAAACTTCTCACCGCACACAACCTTTTCATCATCAATCTCTTCGCCCTGAACAAATATCGTTCCCTTGATTTCTGGATTCTTCTTATAAAACTCCATTCGATCCTCCTAATTAGACCCCTCAACAACACCTTTGTGTTTCCTGAAATATGCCGTGATCTCCGACTGCTCATCATCGTCTAACTTCGAGAAAGATGCTTTATCTTTCCCCTTGCTCAAACCAAGGATGTCCACAACTTTCTTCTTGTCAGAAACATCCATGGCATCCCACCAATTAGATGCACCCTTGCTCTCAGCAAGCATATCCGACAATTTTCCCATTAGCCTGTTTTGAATAAAATCCTTGACGTCTTCCATGAATATCTCCTGATAAAAAACAGATGGATGCCCCCAGCAATGTGTCCGGGAAATTTTGCCAGAGGCACCCACCCGTCAGCGCGTACCCTTCACCACCGATTAAGCAGCCGTGAATTCAATCGAATCAATGCTGCTACAATCGATGATATAGCTCGTGCCTACCGGCCAGGCTTTCAGATAGAGAACCTCATCCTCTGCATCTGTCGTGGTGACAGAAACCTCTCCAGTCGCATCAGGCGTCACAACCAAGAGATTTGTGCCAGCACCAGAAACAATCGTCCCGGTCGCCGCAGTGTCCAAGGTGGCATTCACAGCCGGAGTTGTGCACGCAGCGTCATCAAAAACGCCAAGATACATGTTCGGAGCAACGTTCGCCGCTGCCCCAGCTTCGGTCAGAAGATCGAAACCACATGCTGCACATGTCGTAGCACCACCAGCCGGATCTACTGGAGTCTTCATTTGGCAAACGATGGGCGCTCTGTCTCCACCCTCGATCTCTGCCAAAACAATGACGTCATTACCATCGGCATGAGCCATCTGGTAAGTGACCTCTACCTTATCGCGGCCAAGCATCTCATGCGTGCTGCCCGCCGCAACCTCAGTGCCATCTACGCAAGGGACAGCCGCCCCTCCGCTGGCTCTGTTGTTGATAACAGTGATTTTCATGTTCAGTTCCTCTCGTTAAAACCCACGTTAAACAGGCAAAAGGACGGCTCAATTAAGAGCCATCCTTAGCCCGAACCGCTCACACTATGGAAGGTTTGAAACCGTGATAATGGCATAGAAGTTGTTGTTCACAAGCTTCTTGGCATACCGAGTCCTCATGCCCTTCCTGAGAGTGAAATCTGCTGGATCGAGGAACGCAGCCGTCATCTCCATCGGCACATATGGAGCGTACACAAGACCGGAGTCTGTGAACAATGTGCCTTTGAGGCCAACCATGATCTTCCCACTTGGGAAATATGGATCGATGATAACGAGCCATTTGTTCTGCAACCAGCCCATTGTGTAGATGCCATATCCCTGTGGAGATTGTGGCAATGGGAATGCTGGACGTCCACCGGTCCCCTGTCCCTGTGGGGGATTTGGAATATCGTTGTAAATCCGGACGAGATCGCCATGCGTTGCCAGGGCTCCGAAAATCGGTTGCACAGATGGACCGATAACGATGAAGTTACCAGGACCCCGGTGCGTCCGGCGATTGATTTCCCCGGAGACTTTCTCCAGGACAGTCGCCACATTTCGATAGTGATCGATTTGAGTTCTTCCTGGAGGAACCGCAGCATCGAATGTCGCGGTGTTCGTGGTGCCGGACCCGTAAGCCGCCATGAGCAACTCTCTGTCCACACCAAGGCTGATCTCGGAAGCCACGCCCGAAGTCAGCTCCGGCTCGATGTCCATATTGAGAACGGCTCGCATGTCGTCTGCCGCCTCACTGGACCACAGGACCTTCAGCTTGCGACTGATGACCTTGATCGCTTCGAGCTGAATATCCACGTTCACTTGAGGAACGTTTCCAGATTGACCTTCCATCTCGAAGAAATAGTTGGCCGTGACGGTGCTCACCGTCGCATCAAACGTGATGTCATAGACACCAGTTGTCAAAACAAGAGTAGAAGCCGCTCCCGTGTCCCCAGTCAAAGTCCCTGTGCCGTCACCATCGTAAATCCGCTTGGCAGTCCCAGAAGCATCCGCCAAGAACTCGATACCAACCTGACCGGTTCCATAGGCTTTCACCGGTTTCCAAGCCAGGGTGCCAGTGAAGTTTGTTCCTGGACCAGCAGCAATTGTCTCACCGTCCACGTATTCCGCCGAATACCACCGGTCAAAGTTGTCGATCATGTTGTCGCCAGCCGTGATCGTCCCTTTGGTGGTTCCGTACTTGTAATCCCAATAGAAAATACCGCCGATTGGGGAAGACGTCGGCTGGACCGAGAACAGCCCATTGGCGATCAGATTCGCCCAGACCTTGCGCACCACCGGGAACACAAACTTGACAAGATCCGGCACGTTTCCGGAAAGCGTGCTCTCCGTCAAGGCCCGATGCTTCATCTCATTAAGATGGTTCATCTGATTCTCGTACAACCTCGCCATGCAGCGACGTGTCCAAGAATCGCTTATGTCCTCAAGAAGAGGTGACCATTTCGCCTGCAAAGCCTGGCTCACACCATCGTCAAAAATGGTTCCGGATGCATTCGCCCGAACATCCTCACTCATAAAATCTCTTGCTTCGTGCATCATATCCTCCGTTACTTCACAATTTTTTTACTGTAAAACAGTGCTCGTTTCTGTTCGTTTCTTTCCCCGGAAAACTAACGTAAAGAGTTAGCTAACCTTGCCAATTCCCGAACCGAAACTCCACCCACCAAGTTGTCGTCTTCTTCGTTCATAGAAGAAAAACCTCCAATGTCCTCAGTGAGCTGAAGTCCGCGTCTCTGTCCACTCTTGGCTCCCTTAATGCCACTCCGAATACGAGCGTATTCGTCCGACACCGGATTTGCCGCTGTGAACGTCTCAACGAGCCTGTCTACATCTTCCTTCGATGTCAGACGATTCTCATTGAGGAATGTCCGCAGTTTGCTGCGATGTGGATGGTCTGCAATCTTGCGCTCAACGTAAGCTCTGATTCCGAAATTTTGGCCGATATTCAACGCCTGATTTCGTTCCTCAGAAAGCTTCACAATCATGGACTCCAGCTCTTTGATCCGACTTTCGTACTGATTCTTTGCCTCATCCTCAACGGATAAAGCCTCAGAAATCTCATCAAAACGACCCTTGAGATCGTCTAGATTTTCGTACTCATTGACGTCACCGAGCATTTCCATAATCTGATCTGCTCTATCGTTACCTGCCAACTCACGCTCCAAATGCAGATGGAATCCCAGTTCCTTGGCGATTTCCGACAATTCCTGGTTTTCCGCATCCTGTTCGCGGATATGATCGTCTAGCTCTGCAATCTTCGCATGAGCTTCTGACAATCTCTCTCGCAAGATCGCCATCTCCCTATTCTCATCTTCCGAAAAGATAAAGGGAGAAACAATCTCCTTGATCCTATCAATGGCATTTGCGGACCCTGCCACCTCTGGATCTTCGAGCAATTCTCCACGAGCCTTCGCAACAGCTTCCTCTTTGAGATCTTCTGCCTCTTGCCGAAGCCGTTCTGTGAATTCTTCTCGCAGGGCATCCCGTGCGTGCTCACGCGCATCCGCCTCAATCTTCTTCCTGACGTCTGCCGTGATTTGCTCAACCAGCTCGGGATTCTCTTCTTTCAATCTATCCATATCCATGCCGGGCTCCTTGTTCTCCACAACAAAATTAGGGTGCGCCCCAGCATTCGCAGGATCAGCGACTATATCCCACGTAACTAGCCGATAATCCTCCTGAACGACGTCTTCACCCTTGTGGCTTGGCGCTACCGATCCGAACCCTCGACTCGATACCCCCAATTTGCCGCCAGACCTGGCTATAGCCAATGCCTGGTCTCCGTTTATCGTACCTGGTATGAACTCTATCGTCCCAATCATCTCACCCTCTTCGTTGATCTCAACACCAGTGACGAAATGACTGACACGAGCAAGTTCAGTCTTGCCCGAACTCGGATGGTCAAGTTCACCAAATACCTGCTTGCCCTTCATGGCCTCCGAAAGTCTTCCGATCTCTCTCGCCATAACGACACGCGGGTATAGCCTCTTGTTGGCTGTCGCCTTGTCCACCCATCCAAACCTACCCTTCAGGTAGGGACGCTTCCCATCTTCTCCCTCATGGAGATCTTCGGGCTTGAACTCCAAAATACAAGCATCCTCAAGAAGCTTCGCCCCCTTCGGGATCTCCACATCCTGAATCACCTGCTCAAGGAACTCGACGGGACGTCGGTCTTTCCTGTTCTTGCCCTTCATGCTCTTCTCCTGAAAAACAGCAACCCTGAAGATTGCCGCTTCCCGCTAGCTCAAAGACTGTCCCGGTTTAATCTTCTTCCGCTTCACCATGCCCAGATATGCAATCATGGCCTTCTTTTTTCTGAAATCCGAACGCTTATCTATAATCGCTTTCCTGTCGGCAAGGCTGATCTTGGAATATGCAGACTTCCCTTTTCCAACTTTGATGCCAACGCCTTTGCCTTTGAGCTTCGGACGCTTGATGACTTTCTTGCCTCTGAACATTTTGTATTTCTTGGCAGCCGCCTCAAACAAACCATCCTCATCGTCGTACTCATAGCCCTCTGTGGCCTCTTCCTCATCCTCGTCCTCGTCCTCGTCCTCGTCCTCTTCATCCTCTGGTCCTACAACACCAAAAGCTTCGAGAACTTCTTCGACGTCTTCCATGGCATCATCGAGGGCTTCCTCAAGATACTCATCCTCATCCGGAGTCAGAGCGCCGCCCATCTCTTCCATCTCTTTGAGCATCGCCTCCGCTCCCAGGGAAAGATCAAGAACGTCACTTGCAGCCTCGTTCTCGTCCTCTTCAAGGGCACGCATGGCAAGAATCTCGCCAAGATCGGCGATGTAGTTGAAAGCCTCAACATACTCATCGAAACGGCTTTTCGGATCGCGATCAATCGACTCCGCGAGAACAGCTAAATTCTCCAGAATCCCCTCGCTCATATGCCCCTCTGTCGGGACTTCAATATCAGACATCACACGACGAACACGAGACCCACTGGCCTTCGGAGCCTTTGCCAACTTGGCCATGTGTCGTTGCCAAGCAGGATTCCTACTCTGCTTCTTTCTTTTCCTTCCAATTGAAGCCTTGTGAGATTTATAATACTTCTTGCTGGCTCTCTTCTCTTTGGCCGAGCTTTTCTTCATGCGCTGAACACGCATTTCATCGATTTCATCATCGTCGTCATCTACCAAATCACTAAGGTAGGCTTCCTCGAATTCTTCCCCTGAATCGTCATCCTCGAAATCCGCCTCTGCTCCCTCAGTCAACATGCCAATGCTACTGAGCGAACTACGAATTTGCTCATTGGATAAACCCATTCTGCGGAGGTCCTCTTCGAGTGGTCGAACTTTCATTTCTCAATACCTCCCGGCTTTATTGTATAAAAGCCTCTGAAACCTTGCGGACAAACCGTCCTCCAAGATCAAAATCTCTGTATCTTCGCGCCACTTCATCATGGACTTTCGCGCCACAAAGCACGCAACCAGTGTCGCGCATTTCCGAAATCGCGCCAGATACAGCTTCCATGACGTCTCCCATGTGATCAATGTAATCAGACGCAAACGACTCGAATTGAGACCGCACAGAATCATCCTCATCACTTCGCATCTGAACGTTTCCAGCTACCAAGGACTCATAAGAATCCTGGACACGAGACAACAACTCTCCAATCTTCCCCTCTAACTTCGAAAGACTTTCCAAGATATTGCCCCGAATATTATCAGCATCCTCTTCATCCAAATCCCCGCTCTCCAAAAAACTGGTGAACATTGGACGAATAGATACTTCTAATTTCCCATAATCTGCATCCCATGCAAATTGCCCAATTCTTTGGCGATGCTCATGGATAACTTTCTTCCAAATTCTCCCACCGGAAAACAACCGGCCAAGATCTTGCGAAACTTGGCCCAAAGGAGAAGTTATCCCCATATTGCGCAAACTCATCATGCCGCGCAAACTCTCAGCCAACGTACCCTCATCAGAAAACGAATCAACACCCCTGGCAACAATGTCGTCTTCGGACAAAACAGATATATCGACTTTCCGAGGATTTCTGAACTTCACGATCCCATCATTCAAAACATAGTTCACCGAATAAAAAGCACCATCCTCACTCAAGACAATGGCACTCCCCGGATACGTTGAAAACAAAACAGCATCCCCACCAAACAACCCATCACTTTCGGCAACGGCACGATCAAGCAACGAAAGAATCTCCTCATAAGACCCCTCTTGTAACTTTCCCAAAACCTTTGCCTCAACAAACATTGCCTTATCTTTAAAACGGCCCATTCGCCTCCTCCATGTAGAAGCTATCACCCACCTCCGTGGTACAATTACCAAGCGAATCTAAATAGATGTCAACAAACCACATTAATCAATTAGTTTGCAAATCAACCACTGTGCATACCAAGCGCATACAATGCGCCCAATATGCTTACGTCTACCAGTTTACACCCTTCGTGGCACTGGCAATCTCCCGGACCAATGCCAACGTTTCTCGCATCTGTTTTCCAAGCGGAGTGTTCGCCTTCTCTATTTCCTTGTGAAGCATCTCCTCTATCGACTTTTCATGCTCCTTGTTTCCCTTGAATAACTCTCTGTCAGAAATACCAGACCCAGTAAGGACATCTCCCTTTCGATCAGTGCTCTCAAAACCACCACCACCCATGCCACCACCCGCAGCCTTTTGCTCTTCTTTCTTCTGCTTGGTTATGGCAGCAATTTCGTCATCACTGAGGCCATAAATGTTACTCAACAGAAAATAAGACGACACATGTCTCTCCATCAAAGATGCCAAATCAGCACGAGCACGCCTCACCTCCATCTGCCCCAACTCAAATATCGCACTCGGCACAGCCATCTTTATCTGGAAATCCACAGCAACCGGATCAATTCTCCTGGTGGCCAAATGGACACGAGCTATTTTCCTCATGCCATTTATGAATTCACTTTGTATCCGCAGAACTGTCCTCGCAAACCTCACATCTTCCTGTGAATTATGGACAATCACACCCTGACCAATGGCAAAATTATGATAATCATCCACAGTCAAATCGAATGTGTTCATGATCTCGCCATGCTTCACAGAAACAACCCTGACGTCTGACCACGCCAACTCCTCATCCGCATTCGTGGATTGAAGATAACGATACTCATCCAAAGACATGAACGTAAGATTTACCGGACGATTATCACGCCTGTCGAAATTCTTATGGTGACATACCATCTCGGATTCTTCCCCACGAAACAATGCATCATTGACCATGTTGTGGGTAAACCGCCACCGATTGTCACCCGGATCATAAACCTCTTCGTAACCGTCCACCTTCCCGCTAGACATACGCCTGTGAAGTGGCATCAGGGAATCACCAGGCATCAAATCAGAAGCACTCACATAGGCACCAAAGCGATTCATAATTGGATGATCCGGCGTGCAGGTTATGACTTCCCCATTATCCAATTCAACCCGAACAGTAGGAGCATTTTTCCTAGTTAAACGCGGAGCACTGGCCAGGCCAGGAACCACATTCTTGTTCTCGTCTATCGAGTAAACCCAAAAGGATTCGTTCTTGCTGGCCAACTCCTCTATCGTGGGAGACGTCCCGTCGAGCAATAGAATCTTCGTGTCTCCAGCCAAACAAAGAGTCGCCTTGCTCGGCATGTTCTCGTCATAACCCAGATAAGCACGCGGGACCTTCAAAGCAGCATAAAGTTTGCTCAAAAAATATTGAACATCCTCCACTTGCTGGTATGATGGACCATTCAAGACATCAATACGAGTCTTCTCCTGACCATCCCGCATAGCTAAGAAAAAATCTTCGTCGAAACTATTTTTGACAAACACACCAGAAGACCAACCGGGAACCTTGCCACCACCATCAGCGACAAGAGCAAAATTATGCCAATCCTTAACCGTCATACAAAAATGATCACATGGATCAATGTACTCAACAGAAACAACCTTATGGTTGTTGCTGCATAACGCTGACTCTTTGAGTTCGGAGAATGTTTCACATCCAACTTGAAGACCCATTCTCCAAATTGTGTCCCTTGTTATGCGTTTAATTTTCCTGGTGTTTCCATCATTTAGGATCTCAATGAAAAGCTGATCATTAAGAATGTCTGCAAGCTTTTGAGCTGAAATCCCAGGATTTGCCTCAATAAGATCCATTACCCCCTGAATAAAAGAATCAGGAAACTTGATCTTCATGTTCTCACAAGCTTGCTTTTTCCTATCCTCGTCTGCCCACATAGCACGCATGGCATGACTTCTTATCTCATTGTCCTGCCTGTGCTGCTCACTGCTGTTGTAATCTATGATATGTTGTTTAGTATTGTATTTCCTGTTCAGCTCTGATGTCTTTCTTCGCTTCTCATCTGACTTGTTATAAGCAATCATATTCTTGCGACAAGCAACACGGATACGTTCATCCAAATCCTTGTCCTGACGTCTCAACTCTCTTAAAGCCTTGCCACCTCCCCCACCAGCATCAATATGCACTTTCGTATGTGCAGAAATATCCATCCCCTCAAGCTGATCCGGATTGTTATTTCTTT